TTAAAGAACTAATGGCTCCTGAAACTGCATCTGTTACTGTATCTGTTACTGCACCTATTGCTCCGTCTAATATTCCTTCTTCATTGTTTGCTTTTGCTGCTGTTCCTGACGCAGCTCTAGGAAATACTTTTGCTGGATCTGAAAATCCTTGTCCATCTTGGAAATCTTGTTCTGCTGGTTCTCCTGCAATTGAACCTAATATAACAGGTGTCTGTCCTGTTGAACCATCTAAGAAACAACCAAATACAGTTGAACCCTGTACAAGATTAGGTGTTTCCATTATTCCGTTCATTGCTGCACTTGTAACTGGATTAATAGGAACAGCATAAGGTAAATCTTTTGTGGGTAGTAAGGACTTGTCTGGTGTATGATAACCAAAGATTCTTACTTTATATCTACCTGCTGAATTTACATCACCGATAGCCTCTACAACACCCAACCAAAAGGCAGGCTGTTTCATATTTAATTTTCCAAAGTTTTGCATCATGATACTGTACCCAATCCGTTTTTAACCACTTCTAATTTCATTGTATGTCCTGTTACTATATTTACTTTATGAGCAATTGATGTTACTAAGTATCTACCTGATAATGTTTTATCAACAGCTTCTTTTGATTTTGTTTTAGCACTAGGATAATCTAAATATATCAAAGCGCCTACTTCCATATCAGTTCTTCCTGGAACATCTATTTGAAAGGTATAATTATTAAATGAGTTGAGGTATTGATTTCTTTTTAAAACATTGCCTACCCATTTTTCTTCTGAGGTCTTGTTGCCTTTATCAAATATTCCTGTAGCAATACCTGCATAAGTATTGCCATTTAATATTTTAAAATTTGTATAAACATCTGGATTTCTTGTAACATGTCCTGGAATAGTTGTTGTTTCGCCTGTATGGACAAATTTATCAAAATCCTCTACAACATCTAAATGCTTATGTGTTCTTGTTTTATTATATATGTCGTATGCTTGAACATTAGAAGCGTGGTGGCCATTTAAACTTCCTTCTATTATATCTATTGTTTTAGGAATTGTTATTTCTTCTATATCATTAAACCCTTCTTTTATAAGATTGCGTGCTGAAAAACTTGTACCACCATTCCTTTTTCTGTTTGCTGTTGCTCCTACAAAATATTGATCAAACATATCATCTTTTTGTGCTGATATTAAACCTTGAATAGATGTTAAAGCAAATGCTTTATTAGTTTCAAAAAATATGACATCAGAGCCAGGGTGTTTTACTTCTTCTGTATTGCCTGCAATGTAATTCATATTTTGAAAAGGAGACCAACCATTAGAAACATATTGTAGATCTGAGGTGTGTTCATCTCCTATGTAAAGTGTTGATTTTTGTTCTTGTTTATATATCCTTCCCGATGTTGCAATATAATTATCAAATATTTTTTGTGCAATTTTAGCTGTATTAAATGCTCCCTCGCCTTCTGTATCTCCTGGTAAAGATTGATTTATTGAATTAACTAAGTCAGTATATCCTTCTATTGAAATAAAATTTAATTTGTAAGATTGTTGTCTATCGTTTTCTAATCTTCTATTTTCTATTGAAGTAATAACGAATGATCTATGTATTATTAATTCCGGTGAATCTCGAAATGTAGATGTTCTTAATTTTAATGTGAATGCCTCCCCTCCTACAATAGGAAACAATTCTATTATTGCATCGGCATCAGATACCGCCAAAGAACCTTGTAAGCAAGGACTCCATAAACTTTCATATATAAGTATTTCTGTTATTTGTGCTAAGGTTAAATCTACGAAATCATTATTGTTATTATATAATCTCATTTCGTCGATTTTTACATCACCAGCGAAACTTATTTTTTCTCTCATATCACTTCACCAATCTTTTATATGTCTCTACTATTTGCTCTATTTGATTTGCAGGTGGTATTATTATTTGTCTTTTTTGTTCATTTAAATCTGTTTCGTAATCTAGGTTAGTAACTGATTCTATTTTATTATCAAGCTCTTGTTGAGCGTCCCAATCTACAATAACACTCTTGTCTTCTTTTAAAACCCAATGATGTATAGATGATGAATTGTTAGAACCATATTTGTCATTGACATAAGTTACAATTTCTTCTTGACTTATAGGCCACTCTCTTTGAACATCTATTATATTGTTAGCTAATAATAATATCCAATGATACTCTGATCTTCCATACATTTTATGTGCTAATATTTCAGGTGTTTCAAAATCTTTTACATAATATTTTTCTAAAATTACTCTGTTCTTAAAAAATTTATCTAATATAGCTCTACGGAATATATCAGGTAGAAGAGTTTGTTTCTTTCTTTTATTATAAGGATAAGATATTTTTGGTAAACTTTCAAAATACATATTAATACCCCGATGCTATTCTGTTTGCTGTAAGTGTTTCTAGTTCTGTAAAACTTAATTCCATTGTTATTTCTGAGGCTGCTCCTAATGTATCTTTAATTGTTTGAAATGAACCGTCTGGTCCATAAGTAATTTTAACATCTGTTAAAGCACAAGAAGAAATTTTAGGTAAGTGTTCATTAGTCATAACATATCCGTCGCTAGGCTCATAGTGTAAAAATTGTATTGCAAATTCTGAAGGGTAAGTTAAAAACGAATTGCCTGGTGTAAGTTCTGGGTGCATATGATATTTAAACAGTTTTATTATTTCTTCTACATTATATAATTCAGATTCATTTTTAGGTGAAAATTGGTATTGAAATGAAAATTTTCTAAAACCTATACTTTTAAATAATTGTTCTTTAAATGGATTATTTAACTTTTTAGATTGTGCTTCTATTGCTCCACCTACACTTGCATTTCCTAAACCAGCTGCTCTAGGTATATCTGCTGCACCTGCTATAATTCCTCTTCCTGCTAACTCTACAATTTCTGTTGCATCTGTTTGATTAAATCTTCTATTTGTTAATGCTCCTGCTATACCCAAATCTTCTGATTGCCAATCTGCTTGATATGCCGATATAATAGACTGAGGTACATGAAGATGTATTGCTGCGTTTAGAAATGTAACTGAATTATCAGTCTGTTGTAATTTAGAGGCTGCATTACCTAAAAGGGTACCTCCAACACCAGCCATAGCAACTTTTCCGACTTTATTTAAAACACCTGAGAAACCGCCTCCGCCTTTTGTTAAGGTTACTGCTGCACCCATACCAGCTAATGCTCCTGCTGTTTTTAACAATCTTGCTTGTCCTGCTTGGTCTGCAGAAGATCTATTTTGTTCTGTAGCAAATTCAACATCTTCTAAATCTAATCTTTGTCTATCATCAATGCTACCACCATAAGAAAAACTTCTACTTCCTGTTCCTCTTACATCATTATTTGCTGCAGTTGAACTTTGGCGTACCATAATATAAAAAGCTACAGCATTCGGTTGACTGGCAGACAGTATTTCCTGTGGATACGCGTGGGAGTTAAATGTGCCTCTGAAAAAGTCTTTATATCTGTCTCCGTGTCTTTTTGTCCAATCTGCTCTGGCTTTGTTTGATCCTTCAGGGTTAAAAAGTTCTCCTATTTTACCTTTGTCATTGGGATCGTCTTCTTTTCCTATTAGCCATTCAACTCCTCTTTCAGTAGCTTCATCAATCTTCTCCGTCGCAAATTCAATAAGAGTTTGGCTATCATCAGCGTTAGCTGGCGTACTTGTTTCGCCGGTTCCTACATTATCTAATTCTGTGCCTGTACTCATGTCTGCCCTATAAATAGTTAATTAACATTATAGTCTTATTTATATGGTTTATGCCAAAGAAATATATAAAGGAAAGTTTATTCCTAGAAATCCTAGTAAATATCTAGGCAACCCTACATCTGTTACATATCGTTCTAGTTATGAGTTGAAGTTTATGAACTGGTGTGATTTAAACAGCTCTGTAATAGGTTGGAATTCAGAAGAGATAGTTATTCCTTATCGTAGTCCTATAGATAATAAAGTTCATAGATACTTTGTAGACTTTTATATGGAAGTAAAAGATGCTAATGGCTCTAAAAAATGTTATTTAATAGAAGTAAAACCCAAAAGATTTACAAGAGCGCCACCTGCAGGAAAAAGAAAAACTAAGCGATACTTACAAGAAATAGCAAATTATGCTGTTAATGAAGCTAAATGGAAGTCAGCTAAGTCTTTTTGTAAGAAACAAGGCATGGAATTTAGAATAGTTACTGAGAAAGAATTGGGTATCTAGTATAAATACATACATGGACACAAAACCATTTAACGATATATATTCTAGAACAGGCGGTGTAGAGAAATCTGCTCGTTGGTATCAAAAAACTGTAAGAGATTATGCTACAGGCATAAACTCCTTTCAGGAAGTTACAGGCTCTGATATAGGAAAGTTTGCAACACAATTAACAGTAGGAAAAATGTACCTATTTAAATACGATCCTTTAACAAAAGCAGACTTGCCTTATTGGGACGAATTGCCGTTAGTCGTTATAAGTGAACCATTACCAACAGGGTTTAGTGGTATTAACTTACATTATTTAAGTCCTTTAATAAGAGCAGAATTAGTAGAAAGACTTATGGAGCCTGTCGCAGATTCCAAAGAAGGAACTACATTAGACGACAAGGCAGTTATGAGATCTAACTGGCAGTTCATAAAAAACTTCAGTAGATTTCCAGAGGTAAGA